CTTCAGGACAGGTGAGTCATATCTTGGCCTTATTGAAGAACTTGATTTTATAAACAAGACACCATCAGGACCTCGTTTCTCTGGCTACGGAGGAACACTGGTCGTAACAATTAGATCTATTTCATAGGAGCCATAATGACCCCTTCTGACTGGGCTGCACTAGCAGTCTCTATAACTACACTAATAGGCGCAATAGCGATGGGTGTAAGACACCTTGTTAAACACTACCTATCAGAGCTTCGCCCTAATGGTGGATCTAGTCTAAGGGATTCGGTTGACCGATTAGAAAGACAAGTGGAGGAAATAATAAGTATACTTATCAACAAAAATAAATAAGGGGGAATAATGGTTACGGTTTACACATTACCAGATTGTGTGCAATGTGAGATGACTAAGAAGTTATTAGATAGAAGTAAAGTAGAATACGAAGTAATAGATATAAGCCAAGACCAAACTGCTAAAGAAACTGTAGAAGCATTAGGATATAAACAGGCACCCGTAGTTGTTTATGATAAGTTCCACTGGTCAGGATTTAGACCAGATAAGATTAACGCATTACATTTAACATTACTAGAAAAAGGCGTAGCATAATATGGAAAAGGAAACAAAGAATGAAACCTGTTGTAAAGAGAGCGACACCTGCTGCAATAGCAGTACTAAGACAGGCGACAACGCTGTGGCCCAAGCGCAAAAAAGCCTCAGATGGACTCTTGCCCTCATCGGCACACATTAAACAAAGTCCTAACTCAGACCACAATACAGGACTAGCTGTAGATCTAACCCACGATCCAGATAATGGAGTAAATTGCAAGGATATCTATAAGAGATTACAGGCAGATCGTAGAGTTAAGTATCTAATATTTAAAGGTAAGATCTGGAATCAAACAGATGGTGAAAGAAGTTATAGCGGAAAGAATCCCCACAATAAACACTTGCATATTTCCATAAAGGATCAGTATGCTAAAGATGATTCCAACTGGTTTGGTTGGATGGGTGAGGTGCCTAAGAAGTTTAAACTTCCTAAGCCATTACCTAAAAAGAAACAGGAGAAACAATGAAAGACCTAATCGCTAGATTAAAAAGCAAGAAGACTAAGGCTGCATTTAAGTCTTATCTACGAGCTGTACTTGCATCAGCAATAACAATGGGTCTAGCACTAGCTGCTGACCTAGCACCTGAATATGCGATCTTAATCGGATCTATTGCAGGACCATTGGCTAAGTGGGCAGATAAGACTGAAAAAGAATACGGTCTGACTAAGTAGTTTTAATACCGCGAGGCAATACAGGGAGGGCGCTTAATTGCGCCCTTCTTTTTTTATGCCTTTTTTAGCTGCACAGGATGGCGAGTTGCGCCTGTTTCAGGCGCGGGTAGGGATAATGTATGGGTAGCCTAAACAAAATGGCTCAACTCGTTAAATGTAAGTAAGTGTTTGTTACTCTGGCTTATCTAGTGGTGTTGGAACTAATACTAAGTTACCGCAGTTAGCACACTCACCGTCAAGGTGGTACCAGGACAGTTCATAATCGTAGAAGGATGCCATAATTGTAAAGGTCATAGAGCCACAAGGACAGGCGTGAAGAGGACCGAGATCTCTAAGATCTGAACCGAACTTTGGTGGGAGCTTTTCCCTGTTTTTAAACAGCCTTGGTAGACGGAGCATATAATCCCTTGTCTACGCAACCCGACAAGGGTTGCCGTTTTATTCGCCTTCGGCTCATATTGTACACATTCCGAACCCACTATTGATGTTATTACGGCCCTCGGCGTGTCATAATGTCATCCCACACTTTTGTTGTGGTAGTGGTATTATTTATACCAAGAGATAGGAGTTGAATTGACCGCGATAATTGGTATCCAAGGCAAAGGCTGGGCAGTATTAGCCTCAGATACTATGACTACCTATACTGACAAACCTTACATTGCTAAAGGCTATGACAAAATAGTTAAGGTTAATGAATATCTAATAGCTGTAGCAGGTGATGCTACTGCTGGAGATATTTTAAATAACTTATGGCAACCACCAAAGGTAATTAAAACTCAAGAGGCTGATCGCTTCTTAATGATTAGAGTTCTACCATCTATTAAACAAACATTAACTGATGCAGGATATGACCCTGCGCCTAAGAATAAAAATGATGATGACTCTGGATGGGATGCTTTAATTTGTTTTAATGGAAAGATATATCAGATCAGTGATGACTATGGGTATATGAGAGATGATAGAAACTTATATGGCATAGGCTCAGGTGGATCAATCGCTCTCGGCGCATTAGCTGCAATGGAGAGTGAGATTAGAACGCACACTAAAGCAGCAAGTGCTGCAAAGAAAGCAATTAACATTGCTATACAGTACAACGTATGGTGTGGTGGAGTACCAACCATCAAGACTCAGTTCACAAAGTAAGGAAGATAATGATAGAAATATATTGGCAATTACAGTTTTATCTATTAGACTTAGAGATGTACAAATTTATTTTAGAATGTTTTATTAAGTGGGGATTATAATGAGTGATGAAAAAGAATACTCAGAAATAACAATTATTGCTTTAGTAGAAGCTTTAAAAGTTAGAGGAGATGCTTGGCCTGAGAAGTGTACTAAATATGTATTACAAGCAATTGACCATATGGCACTTTATTTAGCTGAAGATGTCTGTGAGAATTATGGCGTACAAGAAGATGATGTAGAGGAATCACTTGAACTATTAGAGAATGTTCTGATATGAGCGATCCAAAGCAGTTATTGATTGATGTTCTACGAGCTAAAGATGCTGGTAGGGCTAGATCTAAACAGACACAGGTAGGTCCATCAGAGTTAGGTGGTTGCCGTAGAAAAGTTTGGTATCGTCTTAACGATCAACCTGAAACTAATGAGAACGAATTAAAGTTAGCAGCGATTATGGGTACTGCTATCCACGCTAGTATTGAAGAGGCCATAAGAACAGTTGACCCAAAGGGTGAGAAGTATTGGGTTGAAACTGCAGTTGAGTATTCTGGGATGAAAGCGCATATAGATCTATTCATTCCAGAGACTGGCGATGTTATTGATTGGAAGACTGTTAAGAAACAAAACCTTTCTTACTTTCCAACTAATCAACAACGTTGGCAGGTTCAAGTCTATGGCTACCTATTAGACAAGTCTGGGAAGGGGAAGCCCAGAACTGTCAACTTGGTAGCCATAGCAAGAGATGGCGATGAGAGAGATGTAGTTGTTCACTCTGAAGCATATGACCCTACGATTGCTGAAGAAGCTCTTAACTGGTTGAGCGCAGTTAAAGAGTCAGAGGTAGCACCAGATCCTGAGAGAGATCAGAATTACTGCAAGTCTTATTGCAAGTACTTTGATGCAACAGGAGAGGTGGGATGTTCAGGATTAAAAAAAGAACGTATCAAGGATGAACTACCTGTAATAGAAGACAGTGGTGTTGATCATTCAGCCTTGATGTACTTACAACTTGATCAACAGATAAAAGAGTTGACCGAAAAACGAGAGTCGCTACGGACTGCGTTTGACGGTATAACTGGAGAGACTGCTAGTGGTGTACAGATTACCTGGACAACTGTTAATGGTAGGTCTACAGTTAACACAGCCGAAGTAGAAAAACTACTAGGCTTTGTACCAAAGGTGGAAGGACAACCTTTCGCTAGATTAAATATAAAAACTGGAGGAAAATAAATGGCTGCACCTGAATCAACAAAGTTTCAGATCAACTACAAGTTAGCTGATGGAACTTTAGTGAATCTATATGCAACAAATCAGGCAGAGTTAGAGGCATCTCTAACATCAATTGCTGATCTATCAACACTCATTACTTCAACTGGTACCACACTTGGTGCCACTGCTCAACCATCTGGTGGAGCAATTGCCTATGCTAAGAAAACATTAGGCGCTACAACAGTGTCAGCACCATCAGGTGATGCACCTGATTGTAAGCACGGCACTATGAGTTTTAGATCTGGACAAGGAACTAAAGGTCCTTGGAAGGGATGGATGTGCGCTGCACCTAAAGGTGCTACAGATAAGTGCGATACAGTCTGGATTAGATAGCAAATGCGGGGGCCTCGTAGTTTTGAGAACCCCTCTTGTGCAGAGATCTCAGTAGATCTCTTCTTTCCCGAAGTAGGAGATTCATTATCTGTTATAAGACAACTTAAAAACGTCTGCAAGTTATGTCCCCACCAGCAGGAATGTGCAGAGTGGGGCATACAAAATGAGAGATACGGAGTATGGGGCGGTCTATCAGAAAAAGATCGCAAATCAATTCGTAGACAAAGAAACATTATCCTAAGAGAAGAAGAAATTGCTTAACTTAAACAGAGCTTGGAAGAGTACAACAACAAAGGCTACCCCTTTGCCTGATGTCTGGAAAGATCTTAAAGACAAACAGATCAGGTTTAGAAGAGGGCAAGTTTGTATGGTTGCTGCTGCTCCAAACGCTGGTAAGTCTATGTTTGCTTTGGTTTATGCAATTAAAGCTGATGTACCAACACTCTTCTTCTCTGCGGATACTGATATATCAACAGTAATGATGAGAACTGCAGCGCATATCTCAGGTCATAATCAAACTTTGGTAGAGGAAAACTTAAATAAGAATAGTAAGTACTATGACGATAAGTTTGATACTGTTAAAAATATACAGTGGGTATTTGATTCATCACCATCATTAGATGATATTGAGTTAGAGATCAAGGCTTATATAGAACTATATGGTATTCCACCAGAGTTAATTGTGATAGATAACTTAATGAATGTGGCTGCCGAATCAGATAATGAATGGGCAGGACTACGAGCTATTATGGTTGAACTGCACGATATGGCTAGACAGACTGAGGCTTGTGTAATAGTTCTTCATCACGTCAGCGAACAGTCTGAGTATGGTTCTACTACTGAGCCACCTCACCGCAGAGCAATTCACGGTAAGGTATCTCAGCTACCTGCAATGATTCTAACTTTAGGCTATGAACCTATCCAAAATTATTTAAGAGTTGCTGCAGTTAAGAATAGGTTTGGTAAGCATAGTGCTGATGGTAAGGATTATATTTCACTATTTGTAAATTATGGCTCTTGCCAAATATACGATTCAGATTCTTATGGTCGTATGGTTAGAAGGGATGCGGTGCTAGGAGTTGGCTAATACGGAGATACAGTATGTCAAAAAGAAGATTAATAAACTGGAAAGTGATTTTGCTGCTTTTAGTTCTATACTTATTCAGGCAGGAATTATTGAAGTATATGAAGAAGATGGTCAGCAAACATACAAAGTAAACAAGGTTAAAACAGATGGCTAATAATCCTAAGTACAATAAAATAAAAGGTACTAAGTTTGAATCTGGTTTAGTTGAACTGTTCCGTACCCTTGGTCATACTGCAGAGCGTTTAAGGTTAGCTGGCAAAGATGACGAGGGAGATATAGCAGTTGTAATTGCTGGTAAGACTTATATATTAGAAGCCAAGAATGTAAAGAAAATAGATTTACCTACCTTCTGGAAAGAGGCTGAGGTAGAAGCAAAGAACTACGCTAAGGCTAGGAAATTAAAGCAAGAACCACCTGTATATGTCATAGTTAAAAGACGTAGTGCATCAATAGAAAAGAGTTGGGTAATCTACCCACTTGATAAATGGTTAGAGGAGAGGCAATGAAAAAAGAAAAAGAAGCACCAATCAAGATGAGTAAACCTTGGATTGAGATTGAAAGTTATGAGGATTTAGAAGAAGAAGATCAGTATCTTCTTACTAATCCTAAAGGATATTCAGTATCTTTAATTGAAAGAATAGGTAATGAAGCTATGTTTGGTGGGTTTTCAAATCTAATGGCTGTTAAAATATTAGATCTAGTATTAGAAGAGGTTGAGAAAGGTACTGTCTATGCCGATTCCTAATGGACAGATAACCACTACTAAGATAATGCAAGGCTTAGATAAGGGAGAGCAATGCCAGGACAAGACTGGTCAAGAAGTAAACGAACAAACAGACGAAGCAACGACACCGATGCAAAGTCAATCCCAATCG